TAGTGTTGTATTAAGTATTGATGATATTAAACCACCGATATCAGAATTTGATAAATTATTTATTGAACATGAAGCCGGCGATTATATTACACAAGATGGATTATACTATGGTTCTATTAAATATAGAAAACCAGGTGGAGCAACTGAAACAAACGAAGACCTGTTACCTGTTGCATATCCATTAAAGAGAGAATGTTTTCAATTACCGGTTGTAAATGAAATTGTAAAAATATACAATATTTCGGGTAAGGATTATTATGAAAAAATAACACCTGAGAATTTACCGAATTTTAGTACAAACCCACAATTAATATTAGTTTCAACAAAACAAACAGATGAAGGAGCGGGTGCTGGTAGTACGTTGGGTAATTATCAAGAAACCTCAAACACCGGTATAGCAAGTACAACCGGTAATAGTGCGGGTGGCGATACAATTAAAAAAGGATTTGCAGGTAAATACTTTAAACGTAACCTAAAAACGCATCAGTTAGCATTAAACGAAGGTGATACAATATTACAAGGTAGGTTTGGACAATCAATTCGTTTTAGTGGTTACATTCACGATGATAAAGATAACGGAACATCCTTTCCAGCTTTATTGATTCGTAATGGTGAAAGTGCGGATAATCAAAAGAAAAAAATATATGATGTTGTTAGTGAAGATGTAAATAAAGATGGTACTTCAATTCAAATAACATCGGGTCAATATAAAACCCTTTACGATTCAACTACTATAAAAGTTACTAAGGAAGCAAATTCAAAATACCCATCATCTGACCAATTAATAGGTGACCAAATTGTAGTTAATAGTGGTAGAGTAATTATATCTTCAAAAAATGCAGAAACATTTTTGTTTAGTAAGAAAACATTTAGTATCTTTACCGATGATGTTGTTACAATTGATAGTGAAAAAGGATTAAAATTTATTTCTCATAATGGTAATGTTGATATTATTGCAAAGCGTAATAAAAATATTATATTAGGAGTAAATACAGGTGGTAAAGTGTTTCATGGTAAAGATGGTGCAGACCAACAAGCTATATTAGGTAATAAGTTAGTGGCTTTATTAGGACAATTAATCGATGCTATAAATCTAATGCAATTTCAAACATATATCGGGCCCACAATGCCTGGACCAATAGATAAAGCAAGTTTCAATAAAATTAAAAATGAATTGAAAAATACATTATCTAAAAATAATTACTTAGTATAATGTCTTGGAAACAATTTGAAAAAGAAGTAGTAGAAAAATTAGAAACGGAGGGATTTAAAAACCCGGATGATTTTGCTAAATTTTTTACAAATAAATACGATGAATGTGTTAAGAGAGGAGTAGATTTAGTTACCTTTAATACTGTTTTAAAAGGTAATAAAGATTTTATGTATTCTATGATTCAAATTGCAAATTTAGTATCCATAGCAGCTACAACCCCGGCATTATACGATTTATATTTTAATATGTTAGGAGATGCGGTAGTAGGTTATTGGAGTGGTGCTAAATTAACAACATTCTTTACACCCATCATTCCTGCACCTGGAACAATTATGAATATAGGTGTAACTGATAATAGTGTTATTAATCCTGGAATTTGGGTTAAATCAAAAGTTCCACCAATGAAAAGTGTTAGAGTATTTGTTAAAACATTTGTATCATATGCAAAAATACATTTAGCGACAGTACAAGGATTATGTAGTACAATATCATTATATCCTCCACTTTCTACACCTGGTCCCGCAATGTTACAATGGCAAGGTTTTAAAGTAGTTGAACCAAAAACAAAATATACAAACAATCCCGCCGATAGTTATGAAGCACCAATTGATGGCGCTAAAGTAAATTTCACATTTGATAAAGGAATAGAAATATCTGTTACAAAGGTAAATGATAATTGGTCTTTCGTAAAAGATACAAATAGTAAAAGTGGTTTTATCAAAAAAGAATTTATAACAGATAAGAAACCATAATTAGAAAAAAACAATAATTATATATAGAAAAAACAATTTTATGGACCAAACACAATTAATCAAAGCAATAGTAAAAGTTTTAAGAGAGGATATTAGAAAAACTCTTAAAGAAGAAATACGAAATGCTGTTCACGAAGTGTTAAACGAACAAATTGAAACACCGAAAAAACAAGTGAATGAGAGTTACGAATTTAAATCAAAAGATGATGGTAGCTATGGTACAATCCAATATGGACAAAGACCACAGGCAGCAAGACCTATGATATCTCCGGCTGATTTGGGATATGGTGATAATTTTAGAGAATACTCACAACCTGAACCTGCGATGGGTGGAACTCAATCAGAGTATGGTTCTTATTTACAAGGACAAGAAGAAGGTGGTATTCCATTAGAACATAAGATGGCTATGGCAGCGAGGCGAAATCCAGAAGCAGCACAATCAGTTATGAAAGCAATGACTAGAGATTATTCTCAATTAGTAAAAAAATTCAATAAGGGGTAATTAAATTGGCATTTGAATTAGAAAAATCGTTTGTAATTGATACACAAGATAAAAGTGTTGGAGTGTCATTGCCTATTGGTGCTGGCAACAATGGATATTTTGGTGTAAACTATACTACGAAAAATCAAATCAAAAGTAATTTAAAAAATTTAATATTAACAGAACCCGGTGAGAGGTTAAGTAATCCTAAATTTGGAACTCCATTAAGACAATTCATATTTGAACCATACGAAGATGGTGATTTTGAAAGTAGAATTGAAGATGTTATAACAACCGCAATATCAACGTATTTACCATATGTTAGTATCGAATCTATTATATTTGAAAATAACAATGATTCAAAAGATAAACATTTGGTAAATTTAGAAGTAAATTATTCAATAAACTTTTCAGCAATACCCACAACTGATACATTAACAATTTCATTATAAAATGGCACTTAATCCAATAGATAAAAGCTGGTCTACAAACAAAAAAGACGTTAAATATGTGAATAGAGATTTCACATCTTTAAAGCAAGCATTGGTTGAATTTACTAAAACATATTTTCCAAATACCAATTCTGATTTTAGTGATGCATCTCCTGGTATGATGTTTATGGAACAAGCCGCATATGTGGGTGATGTTCTTTCATATTATACCGATGCTCAATTAAAAGAATCGTTTATTAATGTGGCAAGTAATTATTCAAATATTCTTATACACGCTCAAAACTTTGGATATGTTCCTAAAATAAGTAGACCTGCGGTAACAACATTGACGGTATATCAAACCGTTCCATCTATATTAAATGCAACTGGAACCGGTACATCTGAGCCTGATTTTAATTATTGTGTAAAGATAAAAGAAGGAATGGAAGTTAAATCAGAATCCAATTCTAATATAATATTTACTACATTAGATATGGTAGATTTTACCAATCCTATCAATAGAACGGTATCGGTATTGACTCAAGCTAACGGAGCACCACAATTGTATTTATTAACAAAAACAGTTCAGGCTATTAGTGCAGCGGTAGTAACAATAACAAATGATTTAGGAAGTTCATTTAAACCAAATCCTACAATTAATATTACAGATTCTAATTTTATAAAAATTATATCAGTAGTAGATGAATCAAATAATTCATATTACGAAGTTCCATATTTGGCACAAGAAATGATTTATATAAAAGAAGCGAATGCTTCGATATATGACCAAACATTGGCATCGGGTAGTGTTGATACACCGTATAATTTAAAATTAGTTAAAACAAATAAAAGGTTTACAACTAGAATAACAGATGTAGATAATGTTCAATTAAGATTCGGCGCGGCAAGTGAAACTACTGCAGATGAAATGATTGTACCAAATACTAAAAACGTAGGATTAGGATTAAATAATTCAATTAGTAGATTAGAACAATCATTTGACCCTTCTAATTTTTTAAAAACATCTACATATGGAATTGCACCTACCGGTGAAGTTACCATTAAATATTTAGCGGGTGGTGGTATTAGTTCAAATGTTGTTTCAAATGATTTAAGAAAAATTGTTTCAATGGAATTTGATGAAGATTTATTAACATTTAATTCAACTACATCACCATTATATCAATCATCCAAAGCATCAATTGCAGTGGATAATTTAATACCTGCTACTGGTGGTAGAGGTATTGAAACATTAGATGAAATAAGAGAAAATTCAATTGCAAACTACGCATCGCAAAATAGAGCAGTAACTAAACAAGATTACGAAATTAGAGCATTATCAATGGATGCTTCATTTGGTAGTATTGCCAAAGTATATGTGGAGCAGGATTCCCAAAATAACCCATTTGCAATCAATATGTACACACTTGGATATAATTCTAATGGAAACCTTACCCAACTAAATACAGCAACTAAAAACAACCTTAAAACCTATTTAAATGAGTATAGGTTAATTACAGATGCTATAAATTTATTAGATGGTTATATTATTAACATTGGGGTAAACTTTGAAATAACAACATTTTCAAATTATAATAAAAGAGAAGTTGTATTAAATTGTATTCAATCAATAACAAACTATTTTAATATCTACAATAGAAAAATTAATCAACCAATTAATTTGGGTGAGTTAGAATTAGAATTAGCAAATGTAAATGGTGTAGCAACAGTTCCAAAATTAGAAATTTACAATATATGCGATGATACACATTCTCACAATGAATATGATATTAAAGCAGCAACAAAGAATAAAATTGTTTATCCATCATTAGACCCTTCTATTTTTGAATTGAAGTTTCCTAATACTGATATTAAAGGGAGAGCATTATAATGATATTATTTTATACAGCATCACAAGATGCAACTATATACTTACAACAACCTTACCAAAATACCGGTATAGATGAAATGTTGGAATTATCAAAAGTATACTATGGTGATACACAGGATATGAGTAGAGTCTTAATTCAATTCGATACTACGGAAATATCTAAAAGTATAGCAAATGGTACAATACCAAGTGGTTCATTTACTGCATCATTACAATTAAAGATAACTAAGGCAGATGAGATTGCCGCTAGATTTAATATAGAAGCATATCCAATTTCTCAAAGTTGGGAGAATGGTACTGGTACTCGTTTTGATAATATTACAACCAATGGTGTAACTTGGTATTATAAAAATGGTGATGATACATCTACTATTTGGAATAATACATATGTAGCAGGACAAGGTGCAAGTTTTAATCCATTTACAACCGGGTCTCAGACAGGACTTGGTGGCACATGGTTTACATCATCGGTAGCATCACAATCATTTCAGTACACAATAGAAGATATTAATTTAGATGTTACTTCATTTGTTAAAAGATGGAATAGTGGTAGTATAACAAACAATGGCATCATACTTAAATTTCCTACCGATAAAGAAAATGATTCAGTTGATTATGGTAGTATTAAAATGTTCTCAAAAGAAACTAATACAATTTATCAACCTAAATTAGTTATAACTTATTTAGAAACGGATGTAGTTAGTGGAAGTTTAATAAACATTACCGATTTTATTAATAGTAGTAGTTATGATGTTTCGTATAGATGCTATTCACCAAATTTAAAAACCTCATATCAAGAAGGTCAAAAAGTAACTCTTAAAATTGATGCAAGAGAATTATATCCAATCAAACAATTTAATTCTACATTTGTATATCAAGTTAAATACTACTTACCATCAACCACATATTATAGTGTAATTGATACTTTAACAAAAGAAACAATCATAGGATATTCGGAAGCAAGTAAAGTTATAAAAGGTGAATTTAATAGTTTAATAAAATTAAATTTCCAAAATTGGTCGGTTGGTAGAAATTATACATTATTAGTAAAATCAATTACTAATGATAATGAAGAAATTTTTGAAATAGGTACATTTGATATTTACAAATAATGGCAATAGAAAAAAAATATATTACGTTAAGTGATTTAGATGATAATCAAAGTGTATCAACTAAATTATATGTAGACCAATATAATCAAACTGAATTAGAAAAAGCAGTAGATATAACGGTTACGGAATTAATAAATGCATTGCCTGATGTTAATTTGGATTTAGTACCTAAACCTGTGTACGATGCAGAAGTATCACATTCTCAACAATTAGAATTAGATATAACTAAATTAGAATTACAAATTGCAGATTTAACAGCAAGAGTACAGGCATTAACATCAGATAGTAGTTCTTTGTATATATCAAATGATAATTTAAGAGTTACTAATGCAAAATTAGAAAATACAGTTGCATCCGTTCAACAAACAACATTAGAGTTAAGAACTAATTTAACAACATCATTAACAAAAGCATTAAATGAAGCAA